CCTGCATACATTTTTTATATTCTTTGATTTCCTCAAGTGTAAACTGAGCTTCAACTCCGTCTCTCTTTACATTAGGATTTCCAAGATAACCAAACTCATTATTCTTTAATGTTGCCATCAATCACTTTTTCGTCAGTGTCTAAGAGCATTCTCTGTAAATCAGTAGTGCTACCTATAAACATATTATTATTAGTTACTTTACTTTGTTCTTCTTTTTTACCTACTAAGTCTTGCTTGTTTTTCTGTAATGTCATCAGCTTATCAGTTACATCACCAATGTCTTTAATTGATTTTGATAATACTTCAAATGCTCGAGGGTGTTCTGATTCACGAGCAATTTCAGCAAGAGAATCTAATGATCCCATACCTGTACTTATAAGTTCTTTGTAAGTATCTCTCGAGAAAGTATAATCATCGCTTATATCTTTCTTAGACGTAAGCTCTTTATCTACCTCAGCATGTTTAGTTTCAGCTGGTAGATTCTTTTCCAAAGATTTTTTAAGTACATCTTTTTTATCAAACATAATTAGTCAAAGCCATCAATATCAATAGTAGTTGTAACAGTATAAGATGATTCAGTATCTGATCCACCGATTGTTATATCTAGTTCAGATAGATTATTAGAACTTCCAGATTCTTTATTAAAGTCAATTTCAATTGCTCTAATAACCTTAGAATTGCTGGTTGGTCCATAAAATGACATCTTCATTGTAAAGTCTAGTGTATAAATCAATACTCTTCGAGATTGGTAATCACCTTCGTACTGATCATCAAAAGATACACTATTTAGAATAATAGGAACATCTTGTTTAAATGAATCAAATTCATCTACAGGTTTAATAGATAGTGTATATTCAGGCTGAAAATACGGTAGTATTTGTTCTAAAATTTGTAACCCATCATCTTGATTCTTTGCCATAATATTAAGCTGCATATTAATATTATACGGTACAAACTGTTTTATAGACTTACGTGAATTTGTCGTACCAGTAGTACCTGGTTCAATAATCTCAGATCTCTTAGATAATTTCTTTGATGTATCTAAATCAATACCTGTTATTTCAAATGATATACGAGGAAGCTTTAGTGCAACTGATGCATCTTGGCCAGTCAAAGAGTCAAGACGAGATAAAAACTTTTGCTTAGGACCATACGCTAACGGTACCTTTACCTGATTAATCAAAGATCCATCGCCTTTCTTACGAGCAACAGTAATATTATTAAACATTGTCCCAAAGACAGCAACTGATTTACGAACCGTAGCATGATAGAAATGTGAACCAAACATTATAAGGTCTCCGATGGATCGCCGAATGGATTAGATTCGGAGAAGTCAATAAAGTTATCACCTTCGATTTCAAACTGAACGTTCTTAGCTTGTGAATCTGAAGCAAAGGTATTATTCGTATCATCATCAGCTAATGTATACACATTTGTAATTACACATGTATTACCAGATTTTGATCCTACTAGATTATTAACTGATGAAGTTGCCGATACTATAAATTCGCGGGCTGAGTCTGCATCTGCCGCATCATTTGTAGTATCTTTAGTTCCAATATTAGATACAGAAATTGTAGCTGCAGTATTTGATGTTTTGGTAATAGCTTGTACTTCACCAAAGACTGTAATACCAGCTGAAAGAGTTTGAGTAACAATATCACCTTGAGTAAAGTGATTACCGCTTGTTACCGCAACATCTATTCCAACCTGATAACCATACTGTGCTTCTACATTATCAATAGCAGCAATACCGGTATCCATTTCCTGGTCGTTGTATTCGAATAACGAGCATGATAATTTATAAACTGGTAAGTTAGATAACTGATAGAATGGTTTATCGTCTTCAACTAAACTAATTTCGAAGAAAGAGTTAGACATTGGAAGATACAACAGATCACCTTCTGCAGGTTTTGCCATAGCTTCATTCAAGCCAATACGCTGATTCCATACTTTTCTAGAAATAATAAATGAAGCCTCGTCTCTTATTTCAAGACCAAACTTACTATATAGGTCTCCTTCTCCATCAAAGCCTTCAGCATTTTCAATATATCCTTCAATGAGGTATGCATCATCAAACTTAGATGCTGGATCTTCGCCTAAGATAGTATCACGACTAATAATAGTGCGAGGAATATAGTAGACATCCTGCGCAAATATCTTAAGAGATTCGATAACCAAGTCTTCATAGAGATTTTGCTCTGATCTGACGGCTTGAGAAAAGTATACGTTTCTAGGCATTTATTATCCTACGTAGAAGTCGATTGGCTGTTCCCAATTTAACCTAACTTCTTCTTCTAGTTTTATTAAGTCTTCAACAGCATCATCAAATAATTGACGACCATTAAATGTGACTCCACCAGGCATTTGCATTCCTTCAAATTTAATTAGGTTTGCACCCCATTGTTTCTTAATCAATGCTGTAGCATATTTCTTTAAGTAATAATCGTTATATACATCAGTAAACGTTTCTGGATCTACAATCCTATATGCTTCAACTACGATAAATTCACCAACTGAAACTTCATTAGGCCAATCCATTACAATATGTAATCTATCTCTATGGTGATTAAATGATATTCGTTTATCATCAGAATTAACAAGAAGATCGACTGTCGACATATGCTGTTGCGTTTGAACATATTCTAGAATATTGCCCATATAACCAAGTTTATACATGTCGTTTAAATGTAATTGATATTTTACATCAAACATATCAGCACTTATAGAGCTAGAGTTACTAATAGGTAGAACTCTAACGACATCTGTTACGATTTCTGGTATTGCAATATATTGATTATCTATGTCAGTTTGTGTCACTTGATGTTTTAAGAATACTTTCTCGGTGGCATCAGTATGGTAATGCTGATAGAATTGTAAAGCTTCATCTATTCTATCATCTAGTTGATCTTCATCAATATTAATTTCGATAACAGGTGCACCTAGATTTCTTAGGCAGTAATCGATTAATGTTGCTCTACTATTTGGCTTTGCCATTTAAAACACCTCTTGCTTTACTATATTTATATGGTTTATTTATATGTTATGAAGGCTTAGTGGGCCAAACAATGCCGCCTGGGGTATCAGAAGTTGATGGCAAATCGCGTAGAGCTTGTCTATAGGCAATCCATTCATCAGAAAGCGTCGTACCAGCTTCAAGTGCTTTAATTATCATATAATCACACTCTGCTAGTAATAAGTTTCTTTCTTCTCTAATACCGCGCCACTCATATTCTCTCGCTCTGTCTAATTCTTCTTGGGGTATAGCTTCAATAACATAGGTCGATGTTTCACGATCCCAATTAAGAATATGAGTAGAAATGTTGTATTCCGGAACTTCTGGCGCCGGTGACCAGCCAGCACTCTCAATTTCTTCGGCAGTAAATGTAGTAGGATTAGATCTAGTTGATCCATCCTCTAACTCAATAATGGGTGGAATTATTTGAGGATAGCACCCGCTTTTGGTATATAATGTTGACATTATTAATCTCCTGTTAATAAAAAGCTACATGCAAACAATCGTTACCTTCATATGACGAAAGTTGGCCAGTATCTGTGGTAGCAAGATATGCTACTCTAATTGATCCAATATTTGGCAAATCTGTTAATGTATCT